CAGACCAGCCGCAGCCGGCGCGGGCCGGCGAGGGCCGCTCCGAGGCTCGCACTACGGACCTGACTACGGGCCTCGGCATGGACTGGTTCGCCGGTCTGTTTGAGTTCGACGGGCACACCTATCCGCACGGGATCCAGTCGACGCTGCCGGGGTCATACGAGGACATCGAGAACAGTTACGACGCCTACGTGCATCAGGCGTACAAGGGCAACGGGGTGGTGTTCGCGTGCGAGGCGATCCGCACCCGGATTTTCTCTGAGCCTCGGTTCGGGTGGCAGCGCCGGGAGGCCGGGGTAACGCAGGGGATCTACACCGATGCCAGGCTCGGCATCCTGGAGAAGCCGTGGCCGGGCGGCACCACGCAGGATCTGCTGCAGCGCATGCTGCTGTCTGCCGACCTCGGTGGGAATGCCTACGTCACGGTGAACCGGCACGGCTACCTGCGGGTGCTGCGGCCGGACTGGATAACCATCGTGCGCGGCAGCGATATCGAGGATCCGCGCGAGGATCCCGACGGCATCGACGCGGTGCTGCTGGGCTACATCTACCGGCCGGGTGGGCTGCACAGCGGCGCAGCTGCCGAGGTGCTGCTGCCCGAACAGGTGGTGCACTTCGCGCCGGATCCGGACCCGGCTGCGATGTTCCGTGGCATGTCGTGGATCACGCCGCTGCTGCGAGAGATCCGTGGCGATACGCAGATGTCGATGCACAAAAACAAGTTCATGGAGAACGCAGCGACACCGAACCTCGTGGTGCGGCTCGATGCCAGCGTGACACCGGAGCAGTTCCGGGAGTTTAAGGCTGACATGGACGAGGAGCACGAGGGTGTGATGAACGCGTATCGCACCATGTACCTCGGTGGTGGTGCCGACGTGACGGTGGCAGGTGCGGACTTCCAGCAGCTCGATTTTAAGGTGGTGCAGGGCCACGGGGAGACGCGCATCGCTGCGGCTGCCGGCATCCATCCGGTGGTCGTGGGCCTGTCCGAGGGCATGCAGGGCAGCTCGCTGAATGCGGGCAACTACAGCCAGGCCAGGCGCAACGTCGCGGACACGACATTCCACCCGCTGTGGCGCAACGTGGCCGGCAGCCTCTCGACCATCATGCGTCCGGGCAACGGCGAGGAGCTGGTGGCGGACACGCGCGAGGTGCCGTTCCTGCGGCAGGACGAAAAGGACGCGGCAGACATCCAGTCGCGGAAGGCGACCACGATTAACGCGCTGCTCGGCAACGGATTCACGCCCGAGAGTTCCATCGACGCGGTCACCTCGGGAGACTTCCACAAGCTGGAGCACACCGGGCTGGTGTCGGTCCAGCTGCAGAAACCTGGCAGCGAGGACGGCGGCGACGTGGGCGACGAGCCACTAGAGCCGCCGGACGAACCGTCCGACGATTGAGCACGAGCGAAGGGACCAGCATGGACACGGACACGGATCCGGCAGTGGGCGGCACCGACGTGCGCCGCATCGTGCCGTTCGAACTGACGCGAGCTGCGAACGATGGCCGGACCCTGGAGGGGTATGCGGCGGTGTTCGACACGCCGACGCTGATCGACAGCTGGGAAGGGCGCTTCGCAGAACGGATCCGCAAGGGCGCNTTCGCTAAGACGATCCGGGACGGCAGTCCGGTGCTGCAGTTCGATCACGGTTCGCACCCGCTGATCGGCAGCATTCCGCTCGGCCCGATCCGGCTGCTGCGCGAGGACGATCAGGGCCTGTTCGTGCGGGCGCGGCTGTCGGATAACTGGCTGGTCGAGCCGATCAGGGATGCCATCAGGGATGGCGCGATCAACGGCATGTCGTTTCGGTTCCGTGTCATCCAGGACGAGGTGGACCGCGAGGCCGATTGGGCGCGTGTCTACGGCGACGATGTCATGGGCCGCACGCTGGTGGAGGTGGCGATGCCCGAGCTGGGGCCGGTCGTCTTTCCTGCCTACGAGGAGACGCAGGTGGGGGTGCGTGCGGAGGATCTGCCACCCGGCATCAAGGCCGGTGCGGTGGATCTGCGCAACGTCCTGGCTGTGCGCATGGAGCAGCGCATGGCAGACAGGCCTGCGGAGGAGCTACAGCGGCAGGCGGCAGCTGCCGAGGGTGCAGGCAAGGGTGCGGAGGACGAGGAGCCGCACAGCGAATCTGAGAGCACGGAGGACGGGCAGGTGGACAGCGAGGACGCTCCCGCACCACCTCCCGCACAAGATGTCGGCACCTCGGAAAGCGCCGCCACAGATGGCACGCAGGACGAGGCCGCCAGCACCACCGACGAGCCGCCCGCTCGGCACTCGACGGACACCAGGCAGACACAGCACACAGAGGAGACAGAGCAGATGGACCTTCCCACCGCCGCCGAGCGGGTCGCGCGACAGAGCGAGATCCGAGAACGGCTCGCAGAGATCGACACGGAGCACAGTGGTGCTGCTCTCCCGCCGCAGGTGGCCGAGGAGTGGCAGCGTCTCTCGCAGGAGTACGACGACAACGTGGTGGCCATCCGGGAGGACAACGCCCGGAAGGATCGGCTGCGCGCCATCGCAGATGCGGAGGAAGGTGCCGAGGGCGAGGCCCCGCAGCCGGCCCGCAGCAGCGGCGGCAGCGGTCGTGGCCGTGTCGCGCTGGAGCACGGCAGTGTCGGCAACGGCAGCAGCCGGCGCGGTGGCGCGTCGTTCGACGGCCCGCAGTACGACCTGACCGAGATCCGCAAGCGTGCCCGCAGCGTGGACGAGCTGCCCGAGCTGTACCGCGACAACGCGATGCGGTGGCTGGAGCAGGCACGGTTCGTGGGTGTCGCCCGCGAGTCCGCGCAGGAGAACGTGGAGCGTCTGCTGGAGACGGTGGATGACGCCGAGGCCACGCTGGCTCGTCGCATCCTCGTGACCGGGAGTCCGCTCTACAGCCGGGCGTTCGGCAAGGCCGTGTCGCGGCTGTCGACGGACGGGCTGACCACCGAGGAGAAGCGTGCGCTGTCGGTCGGGGTCGACCCGGCCGGTGGATATGCGGTGCCGGTGCAGCTCGACCCGACCGTGGTGCTCACGTCCGATGGCCGGATCAACCCACTGCGGCAGATCGCTCGCGTGGAACAGATCGTCGGGAAGGAATGGCAGGGGGTGACGACGGAGGGGATCAGCGTCTCCCGTGCCGCAGAGGCGCAGGAGGCCGACGACAACTCTCCCGAGTTCGCACAGCCGGTCGTTCGCCCGAGCCGTGTGCAGGGGTTCGTTCCGTTCTCCATCGAGATCGACCAAGACTGGAACCAGATGCAGTCCGAGATCACGCGTCTGCTCGCAGATGCGAAGGAACAGGAGGAGGCGGACAGCTTCATTCACGGCGACGGCACCGGCGACCAGCCGGGCGGTCTGATCGGCACCATGCCCGAGTCCAGCAACGTGACCATCGAGGGCGGAGGTGTGACTGCCGAGAGCCTGTACGAGCTGGAGGAGTCGCTCGGCCCCCGCTGGCGCGCGTTCGCTCGGTTCCTCGGCAACCGCAGCCAGTACAACAAGATCCGGCAGCTGGACACCGCAGGCGGTGCGGACCTGTGGGTGCGGATCGGTGCGGGCCTCCCGTCCGAGCTGATCGGCTACCCGATCCATGAGATCAGCACGATGGCTGACACGTCCGGCGAGGGCGACAGGTTCCTCGCGTTCGGGGACTTCTCGCAGTTCCTGATCGTGGACCGTGTCGGCATGTCCGTCGAGCTGGTGCCGCACCTGTTCGGTGAGAACGGCCGGCCGACCGGGCAGCGTGGTCTGTACGCCATGTGGCGGAATGGGTCGCGTGTCCTGGTTCCCAACGCGTTCCGCATCGCAACCGGCGGTGCCGCGCCGGCCTAGTCGTCGCGCTCGTGAACAGGGGCCGGATCCTTTCGCGGATCCGGCCCCTACGCGCACCTACAGGGAGGCAGCAAGATGGCAGACATCTACGTGGCGACCAGCTCTTTCGTGGTCGACCTGGACGGCAGACGGTACGTGGCTCACAAGGGCCGCACCACCATCGAGGCAGGGCACCCGCTGCTGGAGGCTCGGCCGGGATCGTTCCGGCCGCAGGTCGCAGACATTCGGCTGCCCGGCAACGCAGGCGGGGTCGAGCAAGCCACGGCCGCACCGGGCGAGCGGCGTGACGCTCCGGACCTGACCGAACGCAAGGCCACGTCGAAAAAGGCGGCAGCGAAAAAGGCCACGGCGAAAAAGGCCACGGCGAAAAAGACGGCAGCACGCAAGCCTGCCGACGATGCCGAGGACGATGCCGACGACACGGCCGAGGGTGCGGCAGATGCGCCGACGGCAGAGCCAGAGGCAGAGCCTGGCAAGGCCGGCAGCACGGCTGACGACGAGTGAGCTACGTCGGGGTAGCGCAGCTGCGGCAGCATGCGCAGATCGGTGACAGCCTGGACGATGCTGTGCTGGAGGGTGCGCTGGCTGCCGCGACCTCGCAGGTCAACGACTACTGCCGGCGCAGGTTCGATGCTGCTGCCGGCGAGCGTCGCTACGAGCGTGGCCGCACGCGCCGCCCGGAGCTGCCGATAGACGATGCGGTGGCGGTGGAAGCTGTAGAGGTGGACGGGCGCGAGTGGGATCCCGAGTGGTGGGATACCTACCCGTGGAACGCTGCCGCAGACGACCAGCCGTACACGGCCATCGTTCCTCGCAGGCAGCGCAGGCTGCACGGCAGGATCCTCGTGGTGGGTGTGTTCGGGTGGCCGGAGGTGCCGGCCCCGGTGCACACCGCGACGCTGCTGCAGGCGTCTCGGCTGGCGCAGCGCAGGAATGCTGCGTTTGGCATCGCGCAGGTGCCAGGGCTGGACGGAAACAGTGGCATGCGGCTGCTGTCGAAACTGGACGCGGACGTGGAGCTGCTGCTGGATCCGTACCGCCGTCGACCTGTGCTGGCAGGCTGATGGCTGCGGCGACGGACTACGACGTGCGCCTGGCACTGATGGCGACGCTGGATCTGGTGCCGGGCCTGCGCACGCACGCGTTCACGCCGGGCCAGGTCAATCCTCCCGCAGCGGTCATCGTGCAGCTCGGGGTGGAGTTCGACATGGCGATGCAGCGCGGCAGCGAACGGATGGTGGCGGTGGTGCGGCTGCTGGTCGGCGGGGAGCTGGCCACCTCGCAGGTGACGCTCTCGCAGCTGATCTACACCATCCGGGACGTGCTGTGGGATAACGCGGACCTCGGTGGTGCGGTGCAGGACGCACGGCTGATGCGCAAGCGTGGAGACAGCGAGGGGCAGCTGGACCTCGCAGGCGCGACGTATGCGGTCGTGGACATCGAGGTGGAGGTCATCACATGAGCAAGCGCTACCGGAACGAAGGGCAGACCACGTTCGCAGGGCTGGCACCCGGCGAGGAAGGGGTGCCGCACCTGCCGGACGCGCAGCTGGCGCGGCACGTTCGGCGCGGCAGGCTCGCAGAGGTTGAGGCGCAGCCTGCCGGTGCCGACGCAGGAGAGACAGCCGACGACGACCCGGACGCACCCGCGCCGGACGACATCGCACTGGCCGCAGGGCCTGTGCCGCACCAGGAGGAATGAGACATGGGTAAGAGGGTTCTGCGCGAGTGCTTCATCGAGGTGGACGGTGTCGTGCTGTCCGATCACGTCGAGCAGGTCACCGTCCACCAGGAGAAGGAGCAGGTGGACAGCACCAACTTCGGCGGCAGCGGGAAGGAGTACGTGCACGGTCTGAGCGAGGATTCGTTCACGCTGACCTTCCACCAGAACTTCGATGTCGACAGCGTGGACGACACGCTGTACCCGCTCTACAGCGACGAGGAGGAGTTCACGGTCACCGTGCGTCCTTCCTCGGCCGATGTTGGGCCGTCGAATCCGGAGTACAGCTCGGCCCGCTGCAAGCTGTTCACCTACGACGGTCTGGACGGGACGGTGGGTGAGCTGTCCAAGATTGAGGTCGAGATCCCGGCGATGGGTGACGGCATCGCGCGGACCACCGGAGCCAGCGAGTAGCTGATGCCGGTCGAGCCACGGCTAGAGATCGAGGGTGTCCGCGAGCTGAACCGCATCCTGCGGCGCATCGGCGGCAGGGAGCTGCAGCGAGAGCTAGGGCAGGTTCACCGGAGCATCGGTGAGCTGGTCATATCACGGCTCGGCGGCAGGTCTACGGGCGTCGGTACCGGCGCAGGTGAGCGCATCCGGCCGTCGTCGGCCACGCGCGACGTGCAGCTGCGAGTCGGTGGCGGACACCGCGACAGGCGGCCCCAGCAGTGGGGTCGCCTGCAGGTGTGGCCGGGCGGGCAGGCCCCGTACCGGCCGCACCTGATCGCTGCGGCACGGCAGATCCAGCCGCAGATCGAGGAGCGATACCTGGCAGGTGTCGCAGCGATTGTCCAGCGGAACGGCCTCGGCTGGTCGTCGGGCAGGACGCTGCGCTGACGTGCCGCAGCAGCGGTGCGGGCAAGGCATGACGTGCTGCCGCAGCCTGCGGTGGCATGCGAGTCGAGACGGGCGCTGCCCGTGAAGGAACGTGCTGTGGGAAACAAGCTGAAGATGCTGACGGTGGACGAGCTGCGCATGGACGAGGTCGCGCTCGTGGAGCGAATGTCGGGGTACAGCCTCACGGACCTGGGCGACCTGGGGAGTTCTCCTCCCACGTCGCTCGTGATGGCGCTCGCATATGTCACGGAGCGCCGCACGAATCCGCAGCTGAAAGCGGAGGCCTACAACAGTCTGACGCCGGCACAGTTCGTAAAGCGGCTGTATGCCCGTTTCGAGTTCGAACAGTCGGACAGCAACTACGAGAACTGGCTGGTGCGCGACCTGAAACTGGAGCTGGGCAAGCGCGGGCTGGAGGACAAGGGAAAGAAGCCAGAGCTGGTGGCACGGCTGCAGGAAGCTGATGCTGCGGGCAACGGTGGCGAGCCGGATCCTACGAAGGACGCCTAGACGACATGGCCGTTTTCTGCCATTTCTGGAGAATGCGGCCGTGCGACTTTTGGGCGTTATCCATCCGTGAGTATGCGGCGATGGCTAAGTACATGCACCGCTACAGCGAGGAGATGTCTAAGTGATCGCACCTCTCTCGCGCTCGCATAGGAAGGGCTGACCGTGGCCGGCACCCTTCGCATCCGGATCGTTGGTGACGCGTCCGAGTTCCAGCGCACGCTAGACAGTGCGACCAGCTCGCTCGGCACGTTCGCTACACGAGCTATGGCTGCGTTGGGTGCCGCTGCGGTGGCTGGCATCGGTGCCAGCATTACGGCATTCGCCAACTTTGACCAGGCGATGACTCGCAGCCTGGCGATCATGGGCGACGTGGACGACACCATGCGGAACCGCATGGCAGATGCGGCACGCGAGGTGGGCCGCACCACCGAGTTCTCCGCGACGCAGGCTGCGGAGTCGTTCTACTTCCTCGCATCGGCAGGCATGGATGCTGCCACGTCGGTCGATGCGCTCGGCATCGTTGCGAGCTTCGCGCAGGCCGGCAACTTTGACATGGCGCGGGCGACGGACCTGGCCACGGATGCGCAGTCTGCTCTCGGCATGGTCACGGGAAACACCGCGCAGGATCTGCAGAACCTCGGCCGGGTTACGGACGTGTTCGTGGCTGCGAACACGATGGCTAACGCGAGCGTGGAGGAGTTCGCAGCGTCCATGACTAGCAAGGCTGGTGCTGCGCTGTCGAACCTGAATATGGATCTGGAGGAGGGCACCGCCATCCTCGCGGTGTTCGCAGACCAGGGCATCAAGGGATCGCAGGCCGGCACGCTGCTGCGGAACACGCTAACGGGGCTGACCGACAACGCGCGCGACAACGCGGACGCATTCCAGGCGCTCGGCATCGAGGTGTTCGATTCCGAGGGCAACATGCGCAACATGGCGCACATCATCGCGGATCTGGAAAACGGGCTGGCCGGCATGAGTGTCGAGCAGCAGCAGGCCACGCTCTCGCAGCTCGGATTCAACCAGCGGCAGATGGACGGCATCCTGGCGCTGATGGGCAACAGTGACGCGCTGGCCGAGTACGAGCAGCAGCTGCGCAACGCTGGCGGCACGGCAGAGGACGTGGCGCAGCGGCAGATGCAGACATTCTGGAGCCAGCTCGGGCTGCTGCGGGACATGCTCACGGACGTGGCGATATCCATCGGCGCGCACCTCGTGCCGGCGCTCACAACGATGGTGCAGGGCCTGCAGGGGCACATGCCGGCTATCCAGGCGTTCGTGGATCGGGCCATCGCTCGCATCGGTGAGGTGATCGACACGGTGGTGGTGCCGGCCGTGCAGCGCATGGCCGAGCTGTGGCAGCAGCACAGTCCGCAGATCATCGCGTGGGGCCAGCGCATCGCGGACGTGGTCGGCGGGGTGCTCGGCCCGGCGCTCGGCATGCTCGCCACGGTGCGGATCGCTGCGCTGGTCGGCAGCATGGTGTCGCTGGTGACCGGGTTCGGTGCGTGGGTGCTGGCCATGAATCCGGTCACGGTCGGCATCGCTGCGGTGGGTGCTGCGCTCGTGCTGCTGTGGCAGAACAGTGAGACGTTCCGCGACATCGTCACGCGCGTGTGGGAAGCGGTGCAGGTCGCTGCGATGTCTGCGCTGGACTGGTTCCTGTCGACGATGGTGCCGGGAATGGCGCGCGTGTGGGATCAGATCGTGGAGGCGTTCGGGAACCTGCGAGACAGGCTGGAGAGCGGCTGGGCCGACCTGGAAGCCGCGTTCTCTGCGGCGTGGCAGGGCGTCCAGGCGGCATGGGAACGGTTCGGGCCTGCGCTGACCTCACAGATCCAGTCTGAGTGGGAGATGCTTACGAGCATTGTGGAGGCCGTGTGGGATGCCATCGTGGTCCTGGTCGACACGAAGATGCAGCAGCTCACAGCTGTCCTGAACATCGGGGCGGCGGTGCTCCAGGGCGACTGGAGCGCGGCGTGGCAGGGAATCCAGGACTATGTGCAGGTGACGTGGGAGGCGATCCGCGACATCGTGGATATCGGCATCCAGTGGGTGCTGGACACCATTTCGAACGCGATGGAAGGGTGGGGGGCAACGTGGTCTGCGCAGTGGGAGATGGCGCGTGCGGTCATCGAGGGTGCGTGGCAGGCGATCCAGACGGTGGTGCAGCTCGGCATCGACCTCGTGCGGAACCTGATCGACCTCGGCATGGCCGTGGTGCAGCAGGACTGGTCGGCTGCGTGGGACGCGCTGGTGGCCATCGGTGATGCCGTGTGGGATGCGATGGGCGCGCTGGTCGACGCGGGCCTGCAGGCCATCCAGGGTGTGCTCGTGGCCGGCATGGATCTGGTGCAGGGCCTGTGGGATGCGGCGTGGAACTGGATCCGCGATCTGGCCGTGTCTGCGTGGGAGTGGATTAACGATGCGGTGACGGCCGGCATCCAGCGGGTGGGCGACGTGCTCGGGGTCAACATGGACCGGGTGCAGCAGCTGTGGGAGGGCGCGTGGGAGGCCGTGCGCACCATCGGTGAGGCCATATGGGAAGCGATCCAGACGGTGGTGGAGGCGGGCATCGCCATCGTGCAGGACATCATCCGGACCGGGGTCGCCATCCTGCAGGGCGACTGGTCTGCGGCGTGGGACGCGATCCGCAGCATCGGTGAGACGGTGTGGCAGGCGATCCAGGATTACGCACAGATCGGGCTGCAGGTGCTGGCCGATCTGTTCGGCATCGAGCTGGACCAGATCCGCGACATGTGGGACACCGCGTGGGAGGCCGTGCGTAACGCGTTCGATGCTGCGTGGCAGGCCATCGTCGGGGTGTGGGAGCAGTACGGGCAGCCGCTGATCGACCGGATCGTGGATGCGTGGGACGCGGTGGTGGGCTGGTGGGAGGAGTTCTGGCAGACCACGCAGGATGCGTTCCGGGACGCGTGGCAGGACATCATGCAGGCGTGGGATACCTACGGCGCTCCCGTGGTCGCTGCGGTCATCGACGCGTGGGACGCGGTGGTGGCATGGTGGGGCGATCTGTGGGCCGGGGTGCAGGACGGGTTCCGCGACGCGTGGCAGGCCATCGTCGGGGTGTGGGAGCAGCACGGCGCTCCGCTGATCGACGCTGTGGTGGATGCGTGGGACGCTCTGGTGGAATGGTGGGCTGGCCTATGGGAAGGCATCCAGGAGGCGTTCCGTAGCGCGTGGGGCGATCTGGTGGCCGTGTGGGAGCAGCACGGCGTGCCCCTGGTCACGGCGGTGCAGGACGCGTGGGATGCCATCGTGGAGTGGTGGGACGGGCTGTGGACCGGGGTGCAGGATGCGTTCCGCGACGCGTGGCAGGAGGTGGTGGCGCTGTGGGAGCAGCACGGCGCTCCGCTGGTGGAAGCTGTGCAGGAGGCGTGGAACGCGATCACCGAGTGGTGGTCCGGGCTGTGGGGCGACGTGCAGGACGCGTTCCGCGAGGCGTGGGGCGATATCCAGGGCGTGTGGGACGACACGGGCGCACCGCTGGTGGATGCCATCGAGGAGGCGTGGGACACGGTCGTGGACTGGTGGGGCGAGACGTGGTCGACGGTGTCCGAGGCATTCTCCGATGCCTGGTCCTCCATCCGTGGCAGCTACGACGACGACGGCGAGGCGACGGCCAGCGCCATCGAGGACACCTGGCGCGACACGCTGTCCGACTGGTGGGGCGAGACGTGGGGCGAGATCCGCACCGAGTTCTCCGAGGCGTGGGCCGATATGCGCGCGTCGTGGGCCGCAGCCGGCGAGCCGCTCGGGGAAGCGATCAGCGGCGCGTGGGAAGCGGTGCAGGTAAGCCTGCAGGAGGTGTGGGACGCGACCGCGCAGGACTTCGCGCAGCTGTGGGAGGGCGCGCAGTCGGTGTGGGATGCCATCGGCCCGACGATCACGGGCGCTATCGAGACGGCGTGGGAGAACACCGGGGTGGTGCTGTCCGGCATATGGGATGCCATCCTGATTACGGTGGAGACATCGCTGGGCGTGATGACCGAGCTGGTGCAGGGATTCACGGCGGTGCTGGAGGGCGACTGGTCGGCTGCGTGGGATCATGCGCAGGAGGCGGTGCGCATCGCGTGGGAAGGCATCACAGAGTGGGTCCAGAACATATGGGACACCGTGGTGGAGGTGTTCGAGAATATCCAGGGGTGGATCGAGGGCGAGTGGGACCGTATGTGGGGAAGCACGTTCGAACCTGTGCAGGAGGCCTGGCAGCAGATCAAGGATGCGACCGAGGAGGCGCTGGGCGACATCGTGCAGTGGTTCGTGGAGCTGCCGGGCCGCATCGCTGATGGTCTGCGCGAGGGGTGGGACCAGCTGCGAGGTGCTGGCTCTGCCATCGTGCAGCGGGTGTCCGACGGCATCACGGGAGACGATGGACCGATCAGCGGTGCCATGTCGTGGCTCGGTGACCGCATTACCGAGTTCCTGCCACGCAACCCTCCCGCATCGAGGGGACCGCTGGCAGGCAACCGGCTGAACCAGGCCGGCATCGCCATCGTGGCCGGGGTCGGCACCGGCATCGAGGGCCGCAGCCTGCAGGCCGAGATGCTGGTGGCGCTGAACACGCTCACGGCTGCCATCGACGCGTTCATGGGCAACTGGCGCAGCGCGTGGCAGTCCATCATCGACGTGTCGGTGACCTCGGTGGAGTCCATCGAGGCATTCGTGCGCGGCATCATGGACGAGATCGTGCGCGTGATGCAGGAACGGCTGAACAGTGTCCAGGCCGCATGGGACGATGGGTGGCAGAGGATCCGCGACGTGGCCGAGGCTGCGTGGGATGCGCTGCAGACGGCGGCGCAGGCTGGCATGGACGCGGTGCAGACCGCAGTCACGGCAGGGATGGATGCGGTGCAGACGGCGATCACGGCAGGGATGACCGCGATCCAGACGGCGTGGCAGGCAGCGTGGACAGCGATCCAGACGGCAGCTACCACCGTGTGGGCCGGCATTAACGCTGCGGTGCAGGCCGGCGCGACCGCTGCGCAGACGGCGATCACCACAGCGATCACGGCCATGCAGACCGCATGGCAGGCCGGGTGGACCGCTATCCAGACGGCGACGGCGACGGCGATGGCTGCGCTGCAGGCAGCGGTGGCGGCTGGCCTCACGGCGGTGCAGACCGCATGGCAGGCCGCGTGGACCGCGATGCAGACGGCAGCGCAGGCTGCGTGGCAGGCGATTAACGCTGCGGTGCAGACGGCGATCACCACGCTGCAGACGGCGATCACCACGACGCTGACCGCGATCCAGACAGCATGGCAGGCGGCGTGGACCGCGATCCAGGCGGCAGCGCAGACCGCGTGGACGGCGATCACGACCCTGGTTACTGCGGCGCTCACGGCGCTGCAGACGGCGGTCACCACGACGCTGACTGCGATCCAGGCCGCGTGGCAGACGGCGTGGACCGCGATGCAGGCCGCAGCGCAGGCTGCGTGGACCGCGATCCAGACGCTAATCACCACGACGATCACGGCGATACAGACCGCGATCACCACGACGCTGACCGCGATACAGGCAGCGTGGCAGGCCGGGTGGACCGCCATCCAGACGTTCACGCAGGCGACGCTCACGGCCATGCAGACGTTCATCACGAGCACGCTCACGGCGGTGCAGGCGTTCATCCAGTCAACGCTCACGGCTGTGCAAAACCTGTGGACAAGTGTGTGGACAGCCATCCAGGCGTTCACGCAGCAGACGTTCACGGCGATGCAGGCGCTGATCGGCACGGCAATGACCGCGATCCAGACGCTGATCGCTGGCGCGCTCGCATCCATCCAGGCTGCGATGCAGGCTGCGTGGGCGCAGATCCTCACCATCGTGCAGAACGCGTGGACCAGGATGCAGGCCGCGACGAGCGCCGGCATCGCTGCGATCATGTCGCTGGTCGGCACCATTCCGGGCCGCATCACGTCGATTCTGTCGGGCCTGCCGCAGACGCTGTTCAACCTCGGGCGCAGGATCTTCCAACGGTTCGCAGACGGCATCCGATCTGCGATCAGTGCGGCGACCTCGGCGGTGCGCGACGGCGTGGACGCGGTGATGCGGCTGCTGCCAGGCTCGCCTGCGAAGGAGGGGCCGCTGTCCGGGCGCGGGTGGACGCCGTACCGGGGTGCCGCACTGGTGGAAGGGTTCGCAGCCGGCATCCGATCTGCCGAGAGCGACGCGGTGTCTGCGGCAGATCATGCGGCGCGGGCTGCTGGCACCGCACTGGACCGAGCTGCTGCGAACGTGCGGCCGCTCACGGCCGGTACCGCGCAGCTGGCGCAGCCGGGCAGGCTGCCGGCAGCGTCGATGGAGGATGCGCACGAGCTGCGCGTGGAGCGGCTGCTGGAGAGGCTCGTGGCAGCGCAGGAGGAACAGGACGAGGTGTGGCTGCGGGTCGACCTCGGAGACGGCGTGGTGCAGGTCGTGCAGGCCGAGCGCATGCGTGAGATGCGGAGGGCTGCCGTATGACGACCATTGTGCAGTTCGACCTCGTGTGGCCGCCCGAGCAGCGCGGCGCGCACTGGCGCTACGAAGGCCAGGGCGACGTGCTCACGGACGGGTCAGATTCGACGTGGCTGCAGGCGACGCCCAATCCGAACCAGCCGGGGCACTGGAGTGCCTGGCTGAATGTGAACTACCACGCTTTCCCGAAAGTGCCGGCCGTGGAGCCGGACGGGCCGATACTCGCGGTGCGCACAGTGTTCCGGGCACGGTTCGAATCTTCGGACGGGCGGGGGTTCCTGTGGCACGGAAACAGTCTCGCGCTCGGCATGACCACGCGTGTCACCGTGGCAGGCAACGAGTGGCAGACTGTGGCGACGCCGTGGCGGCGCACGCAGCCGAACGGGCAGCCGTGGACGATGGCCAGGCTGCGGAACTACCTGCAGTACATCGGGCGCACGCAGAACAATGGGCCGATGCAGATATCGCGTGCCTGGATCGAGGTCGAGAAGGGCGCAACGCCTGAGCCGATCATCACCGGGCCGGGTTCGCCTGTGGCTGCTACTTCACGGCCGGAGATTACGTGGACGCCTGACGGTTCGTTCCAGCAAGCCGGGTGGGAGGTCGAGATACATTCGGGGCAGCGGTCCAGCCGGCCATCGTCGGGGGCGGTGGCCAGCTCGGGGGAGCAGCAAGGCCAGGCGCAACGGTGGACCGTGAGTAGCTCGCTCGACCCGGCGCAGGTCTACACCGCATTCGTTCGCATCGCCAGGCCGTGGGGATTCGCACGGCTGTGGTCCGGGTGGGCGTCGTGGATCTTTGAGGTGGCGACGCCTGCGCCACCGGCACCCGAGCTGACCGTGGTGCCGGTCACGCCGAACCCAATCGACCCGGACGTGGAGCTGGGCGAGTTCTCGGTGCGGGTGACGTGGCCAACGCTGTTCTCGGGAGCGTTCGGCATCGGCCCGTTCGGGCTGGGACCGTTCGGCGGTGGGTCGTCGCTGGTCGTGGTCGAGTCGGCAGATGCCGAGGGCGGGCCGTGGCACGAGCGCGGCACCTATGGGGTGGACTCGCGGGACTTTCGGGACCGCACGGTGGGGTTCGATGCGGAGCGGTGGTATCGGCTGCGCGCAGCGACGGAGATCGGGGACCAGTTCGTCACCTCGGAACCGTCCGACCCAGTGTCTGCCACCCTGTCGCCTCCCGTGTTCACGGCAGCTGTCACGTCGCTGGACAGCGACCGTTCCGTGCAGGTGTACCTGCGAGGCCTG